CATGCTAGTAAAAGACGATGGTTCTGTATGGCCGCTTACTACGAAGCCGGGCGGAGTTGTTTTCTATCGTGACGAAAAACCTGAGTGGTGGAAGTTTGAAGGCAATCTTTCTGAGATCAATAATGCGATAAATGAGACTAAAGAGGAAGTCCAGAAGGGCTACTTCGTTGATATGTTCGACCCGCTCATTGATAGAAAGAATATGACGGCTACCGAGATCATGGCGAGGGTTGAACAGAAGCTAAGATTCCTCACCCCGATAATCGGCAGGCTCCAAAGCGGACTGTTTAACCCAATGATAACACGGGTGATAGGTATTCTGGGTAGGCAGGGTAAACTAAAACCAATGCCGGAAGAGTTAGCAGATGCAGATTACAGCATAATGTATCTTGGCAGGCTTGCTCTTGCACTTAGAACTCTTGAGACCGAGGGACTAGCAAAGACGCTTGCTGAATGGTCGCCGATGGCAGATATGAATATACTTGAATGGCTTGATAACATTAAGCAGGACGTAGCATTCAGGGACGCTGCGAGAAATAACGGCGTGCCTGCTACATGGCTAAACAGTGATGATGAAGTTAAAGCTATACGAGACGAACGGGCAGAGAAAGAAGCGGCACAGGCACAGTTAGCCGCTGCGGAACAGGCAGCAAAGGCTGCTAAACTTGGTAGCGGTAAACCTGAAGACGGTTCTCCTACTGCAATGGCAATGGAAAATATGGAGTAAAGAGATGGAACACTTTAAAAGTTTAAGCTCAGAAGATAAAGAAGCCAAGCGAGATGCGATGATACGGTCAATAGAACAGACCGCCCGCATACAGAAGCTGTTTAAAGGTAACGATGGTGAAGAGACATTAGAAGCTATTGACGGCATAACAGGATACAAAGAAAATAAGTTCAGTAGCGACCCGTATAAGCACGCGTACAACGCAGGAATGAGAGCCGTTTCGGTTATCCTGCGACATTTAATTGAAAGAGATGTTAAGGAAGCAAGAAAAGTTATGAACGAAAGGAAAGAAGATGAATAAGAGAGATGAATGCAGAGGTTGTGGTGCTAAACTAAGGCACGACAAGACCAGTGACCAGTACGACCCTGAATATTGTTCGGGTAAGTGCCGTAAAGGTGATGGTGCAGAACCATACATCAAGACAGCAGAAGAGCAGGCAGCAGTTGTAGCGGTCGTATCGAAAACAAGACCGGCTACCCTCGAGGACTACAAGAAAAATGTACCAAGTAAGTATGCCCGCAGGTTTGAGCCGGAAAAACTGAATTGGTCAAAGAACAAGATGAATGAAGACGAACTGAAGCAGGCTGGGTTTAGGACAAACCGTGAGCCGATTCCAGGTGATTGGGATTATGAAGATGTCGATGACGCTCCCGAAGAACCAAAAGAACCGACCGAATACGAATTATTGAAAGAAAAGGCTAAGGCTCTCGATATAAAAATCTTCGGCAAAACCAAAGAAGCACTTGCCGCAGATATAAAGGAGGCCGAGAATGCGTAATTATTTCAAAAGAGGTTTCCTGCCACTCTACTGTTTAGATGGTGACGGTGGAGATGGCGGCGATGGCGGTGGAGGCGGCGGCGATTCTGGTTTCGTAGGCTCTGACGGCACATTCAATGAGGGATGGGCAAGCGGAGAAGCGTTTAAGGATAACTCAGAAACTCTGTCGAGGTTCAAGAACGTAACCGATATGGCTAATTCGTATATGGATTTACGAAAGAAGTCCAGCAAAAACCCCGACTTGATGGTGGAAATACCGTCTGATACCTCTAGCGATGAAGTGAAGTCGGCATGGGGCAAGGCCAATGGTGTACCAGAGACGGTGGACGAGTATAAGTATGATTACTCTGACGATTTCGCTACGAAACTTGGCCCGCTTGACGATACCAAAATGTCAGTGATAAAAGAGTTTGCACATAAAGAACTTGGACTATCTCCTGCTAAATATCAGAAACTTATGGACTTCTACCATACACAAACGTCCTCAGAGATTGATATATCAGAAGCTAGTCTGGCAGAAATGACAAACCAGAGATTTGAAGACGGTACGGCTGTGCTTGAAGGCCAGTGGCTTGAGGGCAGAGAAGAACGAACCGCTGCCGCATTAGCACATCTCCAGAAGTATGGAGAGATTGAAATAAAAGGCAAAGATGGCGAGATGATAAATCCGCTGGAAAAGCTGTTTGAAGAAGCACCTCAGCTGAAGCAGTCGCCGTGGCTGACCATGATAATGGATAACATGGCACAGAAGATGGGCGAGGCTGGACGTAAGGGTGGAAGTGACACTGGATCAATGTCGTTAGATGGCATAAACTCCCAGATAACTGCCATTCGTGCCCAGCAAAGCGAGATAAGAAAAGCAAACCCTGTGAATTTCAAAGGAGACCCACAGTTTAAGGACTACGAGCAAAAGCTCAAGGCCCTGTACCAAAAGAAGCCAGCGTAGGCTTTTAATATATTCAGAAAACCCGCGAAAGCGGCCCTGATGCTTGTCCAAAGTGGACTGTCCCAGTGGGACGTAAAAAGCACAGGAAAGCCCCAGTCATGGATAACCTTTCCGAAAACGTGAAGTTTAACAATAATGTTTTTTGAAAGGTTTTAAAATGAGTATAAATATGACGGGCGGCATCCCAACTTGGTTTACGTCAAAGTTTCACGATGACCTTTACCTCGAATGCCAAAAAGATGAGTCCAGATTTGGACAGGCAGTAAGAATCGAAACCGATCTGATGTCGAACGAAGATAAAGCGTTTGATATGATGAGCGAGTTTGAATTGCAGGAAAAAACAGGCAGAAGTCCTGACACTCCTGAAATGGACCCAAGCACGCAGAGGCGTTGGGTTGACACTACTCCGTACCATAACTCGGTACTTTATGATGTAGATGACGACCTTGACGTTAAATTGTCTATAACGGGCGATTTTGTAACATCGTTTAAGAATGCAGTTCAGCGTAAAAAAGATGTAATAGTCTTTAATGCGTTTGAGGCAGCAGTCGGTTCAGGCCGTCGGAATAGCAGCACTATCACCTGGGCGAATCAGGATGGCAATGTGAAGTACACTGGTTTAAACACTGGCCGTACTATTGCCCATGATACGGCTGTTGGCAACTGTTCGGCTTCTGATACTGGTATGACGACTGAAAAGATAGAGTTGATTCTGGAATACTTCGCAAATAACGAAGTAAACCCGAACATTCCTATCTGGTGTGCAATTTCACCACGTCAGGCGACAAACCTCTTTGGTCAAGAAGAGTATGTCAATGTTGACTACAACAACCAGAAGCCACTCCCTGAAGGCAGAGTCCTCAGAAATTGGATGGGCATCAACTGGATTGTTGATCCGCTCGTTGTTGCAGGCACTAACAATGATGTCGATGGCAACACAGACGTATTTGAATGTTGGGCATGGGCGCAGGACGCGATGATTCTTGGTATAGCAGACAGCCTGACTATCAAGATTACTGAAGAGTCCACACGTTCTTATGCACAGCGAGTATATGTTCACATGAACATGGGTGCTATGAGATTCGACGAAAGCAAAGTCATTAAAGTCGAATGTCAGGGCTAAATTTTATTCTTGCGGGTGTTTCCCGCATAATTGAAAGGTTTTAAATATGAGTTACGATAATTTATTTAACGGTTCACAGGATGTTCCGAATAACAGTCAATGGAAAATTAGAGCAGAAAGTTTGCTCGCAGATAGGGATATTTGGCATCCCACGGCTGACAAGAAGTTTCCGTTAGGCGCACTTGCCGAATCCAGAGATGGTCGTAAGTGGAGGTATTGCGAAAACAGTGCCGCAACTCTGGCAATAGCAACGCTACACCAGTCCGTTGTTCAGACGGCAAACTGGAACTATACCGCACAGACCAACACACCGGCCGTTCCTGTAGCTGGCGACAAGATAGTAACTGTTGTCACTGACACTACTATTGCTGCCCACGAGCTTGTCGATGGATATTTGTATATTCCAGACGGTACAGGTGAAGGTAACATGTACATCGTTAAGGACAACAAGGCTAGTACAGACAACGCAACAAGTGGTTATGATACTAGAATTGAGATTGCTGATACTGGCGGTATTCGTACCGCATGGGTTGCTGCGTCTGATATTACAGTGTGGCGAAATAAGTATAAAGACATACTTATTTACCCAACCGATCCTACCGGAAAGTGTACTGGTGTTTCTATGACATCAATACCAGCCAGTTATTTCTTCTGGTCCCAGGTAAAAGGGCCGTGTCCTATTGTGAACGGTACGGAAACTGTTGTTATCGGCGACATAGTAGTCGCTGGTGCTAACACAGCTGGTGCTACAGGGCTGTTGGACGTAGCTGCTGATGGTGATACGGCTATCGGTTATGTCCTAAGAGCGTCTGCTGCTACAGGCGACTATGCTGTTATTGACCTCAATATTGAATAGAAAGGAGTATTACCATGAAGAAGTTAATATTTACAATATTGCTCATTGTGATTACTTTAACGCTATGTATTTCTCCTTCGATTAGACAGGTCGTGGCAAAACCGGTTATGGATATGAGAGACTACTTCGGTGCTTTCACTGGTCCAACTAGCGGTGCGGATCAGGATGACAATGTAAAAGCGTCTCTTGATTTAGCGCATACCGATCTTGATGCGATTCTTGCCGATACGGCATCTCTTGACACGGCGGCAGAGTTCCAGCTTTTAGCAGAAGGTGGATATAAAGTTGCCTCTGTAGCATTAACGGCTCTGGCGACTGCCGATGATTTGTTTCAGGTGACTGGCGGGCCTATTATTATACGGGATATTGTAGGTGTCGTTCAGACTGGTGGCATAGTTGCTACCGCTTGCGAGCTTCATTATAATATCGACCCGATAGCGC